TGTGTTGGGTGTGTTTGGGGTTTGGTTGGGTAAAATCAACGTAAGCAATTAACGGGTCGTAAATATCTAAAATATCCGACGCCAATAAATTTAATGCCTCGTCCTCGGTCATTGGTTGATAATCAAAATTGCGCTGCAAATAATCAGGTAAAGGCTTTTTATTTATATCGTGGCCGTAACCTATTAAGCGCTCGTTACTACTTGTTTTACACACCAATGCGGTAAAAGCCACATGGCGTTTTAATTGGTTGATTAAATTCATCATGGGGCACTTAAGTTAAGGGCACAAAAAAAGCCCAACTAATAAAAGTTGGGCTTGCGCAAGTAAATACAATTTTTTGGGATTCAGTTTTAAATCGGTTGCTTATTTACAACTTTGCCACCGTGACAAAAACAATACATTCTTATGCCAAACAAGTAAACACAAAAACCAATAAAAATTAAAATAAACACAAAATATGTTATTTGCAGCGATAAAACAAGCCACAAACAACACATAATCGCAATGCGTGACCCGTCACAGCCTAAGCCCACTATCATCGTCGGGGTTAGCTAACTGCTGTTCTAATCGCTCTTTATCACGGCGTATTAATGTACTTATATATTCATCTACGCTGTACGGCTCTTTACCCTCGCCCGCTCGCACTTGGCATAACATAGCCAACGTTTCACGCTCAGATTCAGACAAACCCACTTCTATACGCTTAACACCAAACTTAGCCAAACGCTCACGGCTTTTACGTTTACGTTCTGCAGCATCAGCGCGTAATTGTTCAGGTGTTTTTTTAGCAGTCACTTGTAACCCCCAACGCATAAAGCAAACCTTCAACAAAAAATACACCAAGGGCAAAAAGCAAAAAAAATACAATTAAAAACCCAGTCGCGCACAAAAACCGCATAAATGCTGGCGCTTCATTTTCATTATTACTTTTCATAACTACCTCATTCTTACTATTCATTGAATGCCACACATGCGCGCGGCGTTTTGGGTTGCTGCTCATTTACTTATCTCGCTTTCAAATCGCGCTTGGCGCTCCACATCACACACATTAACCTCAATACTTAATACAGCAATTTTTAAAACACGTATGGCCGTTAAGCTCGTAATACCTTTTTTATGTAGGTGGCGAACTAAATCAGCGGCTTGGTATGCATCAAACTCTGACTTGTCAGAAATACTATAATTACTCATTAGGCCCACTCCTCTTTTAATAATCGGTCTAAACGTGCTTGCTCTTTGCGTTCTTCTATTAATTCGCGGGTGCTTTTGCGGCGCTCTTTATACTCAGGCCTACACTCTTGATTCTCTATTGGCTTTGGTAAATCCATTCTTCTTGGTTGAACCGTCGATAAAAATATCGGTTTAGGTGAGGGGTTTTTAACTTTTTTGGCTCGGGGCTTATAAGGTTTAGAATTAGCCCGAACACAGCCGCAGCCGGTCATATTCCCCAAGTTGTACTTTTTAACCACTCGCTCAGTACCGCACACACACTTACATAAAAATTGCTGCGCGCGTTTACTGTCGGGTTCGGCTTCACTGATCACAGTCCAGTTATTAAATACATTACCGGCACTTACTAAACCTTTAGCCATTGTGGGCACCTCGTAATAAATTAGGACGTGAAAACATCAGCGCACTATTTTGTAATTTATCTATCGACTGCTTACGGCCATCAATGCTAAGTACCTTTATTTGATGTTCGGGCGTTAATATTTGCTTAACAACAAAGCGCGGGTTATTAATTAAGTTATTCATATAGCGTTTACCGTGCTGTGTTGATTGGCCAAAGATGCGGGCTATTTCAATAGCCGTATAAAACTTACCCGCGTTCAATAACTTCTCTGCTGCTATTTCAGTGCTCATTAGCGATCACCTTATCAATGTTGCTTTTAATAACCTCAAACTCAATTACCCACACCCACGGGTTTTCATCCCAATTTGAATAAATTGAATCCCACAACTTATAAAATCCATTTTTAAAGCGGGGGGCTGTTGGGCAATTACCAAACTCATCAATAAACGCAGGGGTCGCCCCTTCATTTTTGGCGCTTTCTTCTGTTATTAATCGCACCCTTTCACAGCGAACGTTCATTACACGCAATGTTAAGCGGCTGGCATAACGTGGCATGTGTATTGAAGGGTTAAATCCCTTTTTGTTTATTAGGTTTGCTAACTTGTCGTTGTTATCAATGTTTGAATTTATTAAATTACAGCCATAATCTGCGCGGTAAATTACTGCATATTCTCCTTTAAGGTCGTTGTATGTATTTTCTTCCACCTTAAATGTTTCACGAACCCAAATAAGATCACCTACTTTGAAAGGAGCCGCGTTAGCAGTTGCATGCCCTGCTACTATCGGCAAATAATCAAGTGAAGAACCAGCGCCCCATTTAAAATCCCAAAAAGCACCATTCTTAATAGGCTGATTACTTAGCGGTCTACGTGTAACCGTCTTACGGCCATCAACAAGCGCTGTAACCATTTGCTGATTAAATATCATTGGTATAGTTTTCATCATTCTTCCCTAGGTGGATTGCATTTAGGCATAGGTATTTCGCTTTTTACGCGCGGCAAATTAAAAGGCTGATAACCTGTAATTTCTACATTAGGCGACTTAACGCGGCGCTTAACTTCTAAATCAACATTCACAGAACCCGCACCCATGGCATAGGCCAATAGCACCGCTGCAAACATCAATACCGAAATCAACGTTAAAGCCCCTAAAAACTCAGTCGTCGTAAGCTGTAAAATAATCATGCGTGCCCCCGACTTAATATTTCATCCAGCCGATCAAATACACCTTCGTTTTCGTAGTGCGTTCCATATTCATCTACAAATATTTGAATGCCTTTTTCTTGATTTATATTGGTAAATTCAAGTGGTTTAATAGGCTCTGGCAGCTTAATTTCTAACGCTAATTTAATAACTAAACTCAACTTATTTAATCGCATTTCATCTTCCTTACTGTAAAACACTAAAATAGCGCCCCAATCCTTTGTACAACTTAGATTAAGCGTGCGCGTTAAAATCGTAGGGTCTCGCCACTGTCTCGGCTTCAACTGCTGTTTTCACATCAACCAAATGCTGAGCCCACAACGTTAAAGACTCACGTTTTTTAATAGCACCGGTTGTTTGTATATAGGTTTGCTGTAACTCTGTTAGCGCGTGATTTAAAAGCAGTTCAGCAATGAGCGAATCAACCCCCAAATCAAGCCAGCGGCCACGGCAAAACTTACGTAAATCATGCGCCGTATACTTCCCATTACTAACTTGTTGCACGTATTTATTAGCCTCATTTTCATTAATAGGTCCGCGTGTTTTAGCTGGGAAAATATAAGCACTACGCGAGTATTTAGCTTGCTGCTTATGCCAGGTAATTAACTGATCAAACGCATAATCACTTAATTCAATTACATGCTCTTTTGTTTTTGTTATATCCGCAGGTAACGTCATACGCTTATTAAGTGTATCTATGTGATCCCAACGTAACTGGCGGGTCTCACCAATACGGGTAGCGTGTAGCAACATAAACCAGCAAAGCATATAAGGGGCACTCGTTGGGTTTAATAAATCACACGCTAATTCAGGCTCATTTTTAATAGATAACTTTGATTTTTTAGGCTCAATTTTTGTAGGAATAAACGTTTTAAATGTCGTATCACTTAATGGATTAAATTCTGTTAACTGACTTTTTTGTGCTTGGCTTAGTGAGCGCTTTAATAACTGGAAGTGTTGACGAACCGTGCTTAACTGGTACGCGTTTTGTAATGGCCAAATCAACTCGTTTTCGCATACAAAGTTATTAAAGCTCATTAAATCGCAGTGGCCCACAAGCGGGATCAAGTGTTTACTAACTGACGACTCAATATTAATACGGCGTTTTTTACTAATGCTTTTATTACTTAATTCGCGCTCTAAGTACCACGTAAGTAACTGCCCCAACGTTTCAAAACGACTAACTAAAAGCGGCTTATCTAACGCATGCTTAACAAGTAAATCAGGCACCAACGCAAGCGCCTTTTGGCAATTAAACACCGGCCATGTGCCAAACTTATGCCATTTATCGGCTTTAAAATCGACGATGTACCAGCTACCCACCTGCAGCGATGCATGCATTTTTAAAATCAACGGATAACGAGGATCACGAAAGCGATTAACCTCAGCGCTTGCATGGGTTTTTATTAAATTATCCGTTAAATTTGCTCTTAATGTAGCCATGGCTTACACACACCTTTTGCACAAAAACTGTGCATAACTAAAGTTCAAACTGCTGTTTAATATCTCGCGCCGCTAACAATGTTTCTTGCACTCTGCGACGGCGTACCAGTTTAGGCTTACCCCCTATTCTGCTGTCTTTATTTGCGCGCTTTCGCCACACAACCACCAAACACACCCAACACA